ACTTTAACTGCTTGGAATGTACTTGCACCAGAATTCCAGGTTTGAGAGAGATCTAAAATAGGTGCATTAGTTGTAAGTGTAGTGCTCACAATAGACAATGAACGATTGGTGTTATCCCAAGTTGTACCTGAAGCACCTGCCATTGAACCAGAAGCACTGTATTGGAGAGCCCCTGTAAGGCCCTGTGCTTCTAGCTCAGCATTGAGAACTATACCCGACATGGTTAGCCCTGTGCCTAAAGTAATCTCCTGTACATTGCCGGTTCCGAGACCCGATCCTCTGCCTAATAGTCTATCAGAACTAGAGATATCCTGCATCTTGGCGTAAGTGACAGCATCAGCATCAATTGTCCAAGTAGCTCCTGAGCTGGTGACTATAACGTCACCTTTGTCTCCGTCGGGAGGAACCTGCACGGTAAGAGACAGGGAACCTCCGGTGAAGTCCTGGAGTTCCTGAACTCTCAGAGGCTCTGTCAATCCAACTGGTTCAGGAAGATTAAGAATCTGGTTACCATTCATATCCAGATCGGCTTCCATTGTATTGGGTGTAGTACCATCCCGAGACAAGAACGTATCGCTAAGGATCTCAATGTCAGCACTATTCTCGTTTATGAGAACTATAGCAGCTTGCTCATTAGTTAAGGAGCCAAGTTCTTGTAGATCAATCTTTGCCATTATCTTCTTTCGTATCTAGCTGTTCTAGCCAGTACTGACAATCCTGCAGAGCACCTTGATGTATCAAGATTGCTTGTTTTAGTTGTTCAATACGTTCTTGAAGCTGTTCTTTAGTCATTATGCAGCTGTAGTAACGACAGTCCAAGTAGTTCCACCGTCAGTATTTAGATACAGACGATCATCAACTCCCGAACCTGCTAGATTCACATAAATAGAACCTTTAGGAGCGGTCTGAGTGGGGGCTCCTGATCCTGTAATAAAATCAAGCTCATTCAAATTCATTCTCATTTATTTATTCCTTGTTGTTCTAGAAGGGGGCCGGGAGGCCCCCAACTATAAGATTATTACACTTGGTAATATCTAATCGTAACTACAATAACACCAGCTGTGAACGCTGTAGCAGTTGTCCTGCTGCAGGTCACAAGACCTGGGTTAGTTGTCGTGGTGCCAATCAAGGCCCCAAGTCCCACCATAGTAGTAGGAACCGTAACCTCTTGCTGTATAAGTACACGCTCTCCAGCAGTACTCATTTGTGCAACAGGGTAGGCTGCGAGAATTCCATTGAAGTCGATTTCAGTCGTACGGTCTGTACGAACCAGTCCTAAGTCAATAGCGACGCCAGTTGCGGCGACGGTATGAGTAAGAACTTCTACATCAACGATTCTCATCTTTGGGAAAAAGGTTGTATCAGACAACGGAGTTTCAAGCTCCGTCAAAGTTGTCAGATCAATCTTAAACTTGATTTCTCGAAGAGCACCAACGGTGACGTATTCACCACCCTTGTTAGGGGTAGTCTTGTCCTGACCGAACTTTACAAAAAGTCCGTCAGGATTAAGCCATGTTCCCATGATTACTCTCCTTATTAGACAACAACGTTAGTGTCAGTTAAGACAATAACCATGTTCTCTGGACGATAAAGCTTAAAACCATATTCTGTAATGGTCAGATACTCAGTCTGTTGCAGATCCTTATTGAACTCCGAATAAACAGTAGGCATCTGACGGAAGCCACCGATAATCGGTAGCGTATCGCCAGGAGCTGCTGAGAAGAACATATTTGCAACACCCACAGTAGTAGTCAAACCGTTAATTGTTTCTGCAATACCTCGGGGGAGGTAGTTAGAAACATAAACGTCAAAGCCATAGATATTGAAGCGGAACTTCATACCTGTGACTAGATTATCGCGAACCACTTGGTCCCACATTGGAGTGGGGGTCAAGAGGTTGACGATGTTCGTCTGTGTCTGTAGAGTATATGCAACGGTAGGATCGACTACTGCCACAAGGTTTGTCATGGGAACATTAGCCTTAGAAAGGGCGTAATGTGCCAGTGCAAAATCTTTTAGAGCAATAGATTCACTTGTACCTGAACCAACAAAACGGTGATTAGCTTCGTTAATAACGTTTAGGTTGCTTGCCGTCTGTCCTGCGTTAGCCCGTTCAAAAACCCGGGTTTCCACGCCTTCCATAATAGCACGGTGTTGCCTAGGCGAGAAGGCAGCTAGTACGTCCGAAGAGTAATAACTGTCCCGCTTAAACTTCTCCGAAATCGAGTTAGCAGAGTACTTGTATTGGTCGAAGGAGAACTGGAATTCACCAGTATCCATCTTATTATACAATACTGCTTGACCTTCTGCAAAGTCAGCTGTTTCTGCCTCACCCAGACTTGGGATTGTGAACACTGTACCATCAGGGAAGTCCGTAAGAATACGGACGAACTTCGTGGCGAACAAGTCATCCAATAGGAGCTGTTTTAGTTGTTTAGACCAAACCTCGTCCCTAATGAGATGCTCATTGGTAGCAACGGTAAAGCCGCTTGCCATTTGTTAGTCTCCTTAATGATAATTATCCTAATGCTCTCCAAGTACCATCTTCGAAATCTCTTCCTAAGGTAGCATGATCTTGGTGCATTTGGACTTGTGTTTTAGGACTGTAATAGAGATTGGAATCTTCTTTCCTCAGCTTTTCATAGAATGCCCATGTCCGCTTTTGGGTGGACGGGGCGAAGTTGTCACTACGCTGTTGGGGACGCGGAGGTGCTTGAAAGTCTTCCTTAGGAGCTTCTTGGTCTAAACCTAAAGTCTTACTTAGAAGTTTAGGTTGTCTCCTAGCTAGCTCATTAAGTTCACTTTCAGTGATTCCTAATTCATCTATCTGTTGTTTAACAGCATCTTTATAGTTGTTACCATATCGTTGCTGTAACTTGTTCCTAATATTATTGAAGTTCTCTTCTTGTCTCTTAGTCAATTCATGTTCTTGAATTTTAGTAGACACTAAGCTTTCAATTACTTTAGGGTCGTATTGGGGCTGTTTTACTTCTTCGTTCGCATTAAGGGTGTGTTCGCTACTTGCAAGCTGCTGTTGCGTTGTTAGTTTGGTCACTAACTCCTCCAGCTTAGCCCTAGAGTCATATTCAGTCTTTAGTTTAAGGTAATCGTCACGAAGATCGTCACGACCCTTCTCTAAGAACTTAATATAGTTATCCGACTCAAACTTCATCTTCTTAATGTCTTCTGGCGTCTTGTCGGCCAGATAGTCGGGAGGAGGAGTGGTCGGAGGGGGTGTCAGATTGTCGTCCAACAAATTGTCATTCATGGTTTTGAAATCCTTTGGTCAAGGTTAATTAAATCTGTAATTTTAGCTAGACAAGCTCGATAACCATTTTTGTGAGCTTGTTTGTACGCCCAATTGGGCGTCTCATAAACGTTTATATCTGTCTCTGAACGGTCTAGAGACTGTTCATATTCTTTCAGAATACCGCGTAGACGGTCTAAAACTATCTTAGAAGCTAAAATACTATTCTGAAGCTTCTTCTGTTCCTTTACGTCAGTTAAATGTTTGGTCCAATCTAGATACATTATTGTGGTAATCCTTGCGGAGGCTGTGCTTCACCAGGAGGAAGATCGTAATCTCCACCTATTCCTGATGCAGTATTAAGATCCATCATTACTTGCTGTTCGAGAGAATTAGCTTGTTTCTGTCCGTCTGCTTGTTCAGCCAGAGCAACGTAGGGTACGACAACTTCGTAGTCCTTTAGATCGAAGATATCCTCTACTATTTTGGCTAACTTAATGCCTGAGAAGTGAGGTTGGACTGTAGGCCATAGATTAGAACCTGTTAGGGCTGTAAGGTTCTGGACTAGCTCTGCTTGTTCTGCAAAGTGTCTGGCAGCTATAGGTTTAATACGTCCTACGCCTGTGATATCTTGTACAGTCAACTGTTGAAAAGAAGCTACTTTAAACTCGTCATCGAAGACCTTGATTACTGTAGAACCCGTTAGATTACGTCTAGCTAGTTCTAGCATAGCATTCAATAGCTTCTCTACCTTCTGTTCTTCGAACTGATTAATCTTATTCTGAAAGACACGGGACGCAGCATTTTCAAGGCGCTGGACTTCGTACTTAGTCTTTTCACCGGGCGTACGAAATCCCATTGCTTCCCTAGGCGCACCGGCCATCTCTTCCATTAAGCGTTCTAAGTTTTGGATCTCGAAGTTAGCTTGCAGAGCCTGAACGTCTGGGACGACCATTTCGACATCCCCTTCTTCGGATACGAAGATTTTCTCTCCGGGCTGCCATACGTAATCTTCCACAAAGCCTTTAACCTTCTGTACAGGATACGTAACTAGATCAAAGATATCAGCCTTCATGTTTTCTACGTGGTCCATTCGGTACTGCATACCGACTAGATTATCGAGAGGACCCATGCCCCAGAGGTTGTCTTGCTTCTTACGCCAGGGGGCGTGGAAGATGGGAGGATTGCCGAAGAAACTGGGATTAGGCTTCTTACCGATTAGCTTATGTCTGTCTACTACAGTGATGACGTGATTCTTAAGGAAGGTGTCGTTATCCCGGTCGTACAGATCTCCGTAGAAGGTTAATACCTCACAGATATCAGAACTTAAGTAATCCCTGAAGGAGGTGAAACCATCCATAGAATACAGAGCATCTCGCTGTTGCCAGTCGCCTACGTAAGACTGCGCATTGTTCCTAATCTCTTTCAGATACTTCCAAAGGTCTTCATACTCCTGACGATTCTCATCGTTAGTCATACGTCCTATTAACTCTTTAAGTTCTCCTAGAGAGATAATAGATCTAATGATCTTAGGAGAGTTTTCGAAGTTTTCTGCGGTAGGATTCATTACAATGTCTAAAGGACTGATCCGCCTTACAGCAGGACCTATATAACCTACCTGGGTCTTGTTAGGCTGTTCTACTCTTTCGTCTACCCATTCGACAGTAGAAAAACAATTACCATACTGAATGTAGTCTAGGACGATCTTATCCATCTCATGTTTGAAAGATGGTTGAGAGATGACCCAAGACATGTAGTTGGTAATGGCATCTCGTTTAGCTACAGAGTTAGCATCTATTTCATTAGCTTCCCAGATCAACCACTTACGTTTAGGGAATAAGGTGGCTGAATAGTTAGCATATAGATTGTCCATGATTTGACATAGCTTGGGAACTGTGGTCTTATTCTTCCATGGTAGTTGAGAATTAGCAGTCTGAGTGGTATCAGTAGCGTAGACGTATCTACGAACTTCTTCCTTGTCATTCTTCCAGATCTGACGCATCTGGTCCCATTCAAGCCACTTCTCAGTAATCCTAACGGCTAATTGATCTGCTTGGAGAACATCTTCTAATTCTAGAACTTTACCAGTCATTTCTTTGTAGCTCTATTTGTCTTAGGATTATATTTATAATCACTTGATTTCTTTCCGCTGTATTTAGCAGCTCTAGCTTTTGCACGACCGCTCGCACCTAAAGCTTGTCTTTTCTTTCCACTTTTAGTTAACTTACCTTCGTCAGTAAGATGTCCCCTCTTCTTCAGAAGACCTTTGGCTACATTAGCTGCACCTTTAACACCTTTAGATGCTAATTGACGTGTTAAACGTTTAAGTAACGCCGGCATTAGTAGACGCCACCAAACTTCGTATGGAAGTTGAATTCATGTTTCTGTTCTTTCTTTAATCTAAACAAATCTAGTGGAGCTATTGCAAAGTCTACTACGCTAGATAGTGCATCCTTGATGTCGTCATGGGCGGGGTTAGCGAAGATCAGTTCTTCTTCTAGAGCTTGACAATTACCACCTAAGTAGTGCCATATCTGACGGTTAGCATACTTAGGTTCTAAGGTAGCTAGGATACGTTCTTCTTTAGATCCTTGCCATCTAGTGGGTCGGTATTCGTCTATAACGAGTGACAATCCGTGAGGACGGATGTAGTTCTCCTTTAAGTCTCTTACTATAACCTGTTGAGCTGAAGTTACTTCCGCTCTGATTTTCCTGAAGCCCCATTTCTCATACAACTTTAATATTCGTTCAAAATACTCTGATATCTTTTCTGTCTTAAATCTATCTATGTCTAAGACATAATAGTTCTGCTTACCATCTATTCCTACAACCACAATCGACGTATAGTCCGACCTTCTACCGGTTGTGTAGGCGAAGTCGACTGCGGCGAAGACGTTAAGCCTCTCACCTCTGAAGTACCACTTACCATCTCTACGGGCGAGGAAGTTTTGGTCGTAATATTGGAACAAGTCTCTCTGGATCGGAGAGGAGTCCACGTCATGTGGATCGTTGTAGTATTGGGCCCTAAAGTGAACTTTGTTAAGGTATTGGGCCCGTTTCTTACTGAGAATTTCTTGATCGAATCCGTACCAACTTCCGTATCTGCTTT